GGAGATGCCAACGTGCTTGATTACTCATTGGCTACAATCAGACCTGACGTGTATTTCAGTCTCACAGACATATGGAACACACCGCACATGGTTCGCTCATGCAACCAACAGGGCGTCCCCCATGTGTCCTACCTACCCATCGACGGCTCACCGTTTTCCTACCAATGGAAAGAGATTATCGCTATGACCCATACACCGCTTTGGATGAGCAAGTTTGGCCTTCAACAGTTTGAGGGGTTCGTAGCACGCTACAATAGCGAAGGAGACGCTCACGAGAGCCTACGAGACCCATTCCTTGACCGATTCATGCACGAGCCTACGGAGGTTCTGTATCACGGTGTCGATACCGAGATTTTCAAACCTGTGACACAGGAGGAGAAGATGCAATGGAGAGCCGAATTGGGCGTCCCTCATTGGGAGTTTGTCTTCATCTCTGTCGGACGAAACGGCAACAGGAAACAGCAACCACGACTGCTTGAGGCATTCAAAATGATGCTCGATGGAATACCCGAAGAGGAACGTCACAAATACGGCATGATACTGCACACAGGAGACCCTGCTAACACGAGAGGTCTCGGAGGGTGGAACCTGCCTCTCATGGTCAAGGAATTGGGCTTAGAGGGCAACGTCACATTCTCTGACATCGACTCCAATCCGATACACGGATTGACACGAGAGCAAATGGCGAAACTGTATCAGGTCGGTGACTGTCATGTCTTGGCTACTGCGGGTGAGGGATTCGGGATTCCCACGATTGAGGCAATGGCCTGTGGTCTCCCTGTTATTCTCCCCGATAACTCCACAGCGAGGGAACTTGTCGATTCCAAACATTTGAGCAGAGGTATTCTTGTAAAAAATGACACATTCATTACAGGCCCTACTCAAGGAGTCAAGATGTCGGTCGTCTCAATCGAAGACTTGGCCGCACAGATGAGTCAGATGACTGCGTGGACGAAGAAGCGAAAAACGATGGGTAAGAAGGCAAGGGAATGGGTTGTCGAGAACTGTGATTGGGAGGCACTCACTGACAAGTTAGAGGCGATTCTGATTGAAGCCAAAGACAAGCCTCACCCACATGGCAACAACACACAGGTGAGAGGATGAGCAGGGGCAAGAAGAAGGAGATTCAAGGCCGCATGGGTGGAGGCAAGAAGGGCTACGACCCACTTGCAGGGACGATGTGTCACCATAAGTGCAAGATTCACAATGAGCCTTGCACTGTTGTTATGCGATACAAGAACCCACAGATACAGGCCACTGTCAATATGATTCGTGAGATTCAAGGTGCTCCTCCTCACGACGAGGACTCTCATCACTACTGTGAACTCTGTGCGATTGCTATGCGTGAGAATAGGCAATTGGATGCCTATTCTCGTGACAAGAAGGGACGACCCGTCTTGCGAAAGGCAGGGACTCAACGGTTCTTTGGAGATGAAGAGGGCAACATCATTTGGGATGGCGACATTTCTGAAGAAGAATAGGCGATACCTTAATATAGGTGATAACCCTACGATAAAACATGGCGAAACTAACACCCATACAGAAGAATGCAATGCAATGGTTCACCGAAGGCTACACATACATTGAATGTGACCCTCGTGGCTACAAACCATACAAGATACAGACCATCCGTGCTCTCATCAAGAAGGGCTACATCGAAGTCGATGAACCGTCCTACAAATTGAACGACCCATACCTTGTGACCAATGCAGTCAAGGTTCTCATTCCTGTTCCTCTTGACCCAAAGCACTACCTTTACGGCAAGTCCCGTAGTGCCTGATACCGTTATGAACCATACCCGTTCTAAACCCTAACATGGGTGTCCCTGCGGGTGCTATCGACCTTATCCCGCCAATCGGGACAGGAGCAGGCTTGCCCTTCACAATCGTGTGGGCTGACGACCTGACTGACGCAGGTGGAGCAGGCACAGAGAACTACGCCCTGTTCGATACGAACCTGTGGGCGAACAGGATGACGACGAATCGTCCTAAGTCGCCTCTCGCATGGGGAGGAGCCAACGTATCGTCTGCGAGACAAACCAAACTCGACCCATCACAGATATACTTCTTGGGTCTGACGATGGCTAACACGCCCCCTGCTCTGAACTTCGCTACGGGTTCATTGGAGAACGGACAGGCAATCCAAGACATTGGTCGAGGACGTCACGATGCCTCGCATTTGAAGTGCTTTTATCCCGCTTCAAAGACGACTGTGAGCGACGTAGGTCGTCACCTATCTCACAAGCGAACAGGCTACACAAGCCCTCGTGCAGGCAACCACACATGGCAAATACACAAGGGACAGGCTGACCGCATGATGCCGTCTTATGACATACAGATAGGCTCTCAATTGGCTCAAAACTTAACCGCACAGGTGCAGGCCATAACACACATGAGCAAGGCTGACCTGCCAAGCAACGGTGCAGGTGAGACATACGGTGACAATCACCACACCACGTTCCTATCATCTCTGTGGTCGGCTCCTATTCACGACATGACGACACCGACAGGACTCTTCAACAGCAATGAGAACGAGGATGCAAAGGTATTCCCTGCACATTGGGGACTCAATCTCATGGTCGAACATCCCGTTATCGACGGTGGTAAGTCAGTGTCGGCAACCGACGCTACAAACACCGCTACGGGTCACGGTCTGACTGACCAACAATTACTCAACCTACCGTCTGAAACTACACAGACAATTCTCGTCAAAGACAAGCATAATGACAAGGTGGACTACGATAATATCGAGAGGACATTCGTGCTCGGTCGGACTGATTTAGGCAATCACGTTGTCGCTGACACCTGTGGTCTGATTGGCTACGAGGGCGTCATTTCAGCGACAGCATTCCTAAGTGTATCTCGGTCAAGCAATCCACCACACGCAGAGCAACCGCCTGCTTCACCACTGATACCTGACCGTGCATGGAACGAGGATGGTGCAGGGATGTTTGCAGGTCTGAACATTCAGGTTCATTCAGGAACTACGTTCAGACGCAATGGACTATCGTATTCGATAGGTGCGGACAGGTTATTCAGATATGGTAGCGACGGTTCATTCGTCGAACCAATGACCGAAGGTATGACCACGACAGGATTGAGAACAGGTTACAAGGGTGAGACATTCACAGAGAATGCTAACGAGACTCGATTTCACACGGGTCGCATAAATGACACGTTAAACGGTGCTACTGCTAACAATTTGGAGACAGAGGCATACAATGTAGCAGGCATCGGTGGCTCGGCCTTAGCGGGGCTTAGAGCGACTTCTAAGGGTGCTTCTCGATACATCTTAGGAGACCACGTTGGCGAGGGTGCAAATTGGACGGCAACAGTGCAGTTATCACAGCACTTCTTGAAAGACCGAATCCCAACCAAAGTCCGTGTCGTTCCTGTCCTTGTCGATACAGTCGATACTGTGGTTGCCGCAGGTTCATCTCATCCGTCATCGGACTCGATAACTTTCAAGAAGCCTATCGTCGATTATCACGTCCTTGTCAGCCTATCTCCGAAGACAAGAATCAATGCCACTGTCAATCTTGATAACAGCGACATTGGAGACCCAACACAGAGGAACTTTCCACAGTCTAAACGATTGACTGCGAACATGGACTTAGAAGATGAAGGGTGTGAGATTTACCACGCTGTATTCAGGATTGACCCAACACTTGAGAGGGTGTATTTTGATTCAACAGCAACAGCGACCATAGCGGCTCACGGTGCGTTAGCGGCTGACAGTGAAATGCCTAATTCGGTCATACCAAGACACGATGGTGAGAACGGTGGTTGGAACCTACACCAATTGACACCATTCAGACCGATAGCAAACGCATCTTGGTCTCAAATCCCATTGCTATGTGCGGCAATAGAGGCAGGTGGATTTTACCAACGTGGTGGAATATCTCACGTTTGGGATGCTGATAGTTACGGTGAGGAACTCTTCGTAGGTGCTGACATTATCGACGCCAATCACTTCAACGCTGATACATGGGGGACAGGTCAAGTTTGGGCTGACGGTGTAGGCGACCTTGCATACCCACGAGGTAGCGAATTGATGATTTTCAAATACAACCCAACACTCGACCCATACTATACTCGTAGTGCCACGACTGTTACCAACAATCCACTGTATCGAGCGGCTTCATCATACATCACAACCAAGAAGTTTCAGGACGCTGAAATCTTGACAATAACAGAGGCTCTGTTGCCCGAATACAAACAATACGATGGGTGGTCAATTCACGATTGGGTATTCCCTCAAATAGAACTCATGCGGTTTCTTGGACGTGAGGATAAGGCAAATGCTCGACACCCAAGACATAGTTTGAACACAGGAGGAGACCCAATATATCATCCAACGCTACATTGCTCATCCCTGCGGTTTATGCAAGATGGAAAAATGGCAATGGCGGCCATCCACAGAGACTACATTGGGAGCGAGGAGGAATACCCTGATGCTGATATTGCATACCCGTTCAACCCCGATGCAGGGTCAGGTAGTGGTTGCCCTGCGGGCTACTACCGAAGTGGAGACCAATGCGTGCCGATTTCATCAGGTGACAATCCGAATGACGAAGACAATCACCAAGACCCTATCACAGGCGATATGATACCGTCTCCGCCTCCAAGACCAACAAACGGTAGCGGTAGCAGTCATCAAGGCGGTGGTGATAACTTTGACTTGTTGCCTTCATGGGGACGCATTGTTGCGAATACAAGCGGGCGGTCACTCATTCTGATGTGGTCGGATATTCCCGCCAATAACGGCAAGGCAGTCGCAGGTCGTCGAATGTTCGATGCGAAAAAGATTCGTGTCGATGGAGAAGACTACTACACACAGAATTGGACTCACAAAGACTCGTGGTGGAGTGGTTCTCGTATCTCATATTGGTATTCTGAAAGTGGTCAGCGTGCTATCCCAATGACATACGGTTCATACCCCGAAGTCCGATGTTCATATGCTAACCTACCAAGAGCACTCCCACACCTATACACTTCGGGAATCAAGCATGGTTATCCAACACAGCAACCCGTTAATCAAGTCGGATTGACACTAACAGGTGGTGGATTAGCAACATGGGCTGTCGAGCGTGCTGACTTCTTGAAGAGGACGTTTTTCGTGCCGACTACAATCGGGTTTGCTGACTATGGAGCGAGTGCCAATCCACATCAAGAATTGGGATGGTCAGGTTGGTCATTCCCTCGTGGCCTATATGACCCGATAGGTTATGGCAACAACACTCAATTCTTCTCGGATGCACCTGAAGCATTAGGACGACCGATGGGGACAGCAATCACACCATCAAGTCAAAGTCAGTGGGAGGGATTCTTGGTTGGAGCGGCCAATAACTTCGGTTTGATGACAGGCCCCATGAGCGTTTTCAGTCATCATGGCCCCCTGCACTACGGTATCACGACCACACACCATCCATTCAAGCCTACGAGGACGTGGAAACAAGTGCATGGTGGTGTAGGCTACGACGTGCCTATCCATCTCCTTGCACCTGCCGAAGTCCATGTGCGTGCTCGTGCGGGTGGGCGTAACAGCCTCGACCTTGAAATGGAAACACCGTTCCACAGAACTGACACCCAACACCTTGAGCCTGCTACTGCGTTTAACACAGGATTCGACTTAGGTGGCAAGGCTAACCCTGCGGCTACACGAACACCGTTGGGTCAGTATTATCTCCGCACGAATCTATGGGACGACGCATCGAGGACTCATGCGTCTAACGCCAAAGTCGGTGGTCTTGAGGCAGTCGGAGAAGAGGTTGGACGTGGGCCAATCGTTAGCGGCAACGGCCTTTTCGCTTTTTGGAACGACCATCCAACCGAGCACTTTCACGCAGGCGCAGTCCCACTGATGCCAAAGAGTGACTACGACCTTGCGGTTATCGAGAACGAGCGATATGCACCAATGATTCTTGGTCGTATCGACGAGATTAACGACGTCGATTATGTTGCTGTGGCAGAGCAGTTACAATCGTCAGTGGACGTCCACGTTTCATCTGTGTCTCGACCTATGTGGGATTCGGGTTCGATTGTATCGGGCAGAGGAACAGGAGAGCGTGATAACACCAACACGAATCGTGTCAGCCATATACGAAGTGAGATGGATGGGAACGAGATGTATTCGGCTACTTCATCACAGACTGTCAAGGACACGGGATTAGGTAAAGGACAGCGCATCTTGAGAACCGATGATGGGACGTTGCATTCGTTTTGCATAGAGCGGTCAGCGACAGGGACAGGTGGTAACAGGCCGATATTCGTTCACTACACTAAGCCGCTACACAATGACCTATTTTGGAATCGTAAAGCAACACGAGTCAATCCATCAACCACAGAATATACAGGACTTGACGAGGTTGGCCCTGAAATTGGTTCATCAGATGTGTTGAGGTCGGCCGCCTTCGCATCAGACAGTCTTGGCACGATTCACGCAGTCATATGCGTCGAGGAGAGCAGTCGAGCACCTAAGCAGACCATCTTTTACGCCTATGCAAAACGGACACTCGTGTCGTATAATCCATACCCTGTCTATGAGTGGTCGTGGTCGTCAGCCCCCGTTGAAATACCTAATCAAGGCACTAAGTATGACCTTCGACAACCATCCATTGTCTGTGACTCAAACGACCGACTGCATCTTGCCTGCCGACAAGTGGTTTCAGGTGGCAACAGTCACATCATTTACACGACCAAACTGCCGTCTGAATCGAACTTCGTAGGGTTGCCAACATTCCAAACTGACCCGAAGGATTGGGACGACGACCGTTGGTCTAAGGTCAATAAGACGACATCCACACCGTATGACAGTGATGAAAACAATGAGGCATTCACGAATCATGCGGTAAGTGATTGTGACGCTCCGAAGATTTGCCTTATCGGTGACAATACCCCAATTGTGTTTTTCAGAGGAGCGATAATACTTGGAACGGTCTTCGGCAACCGAAGATTTGGGGCTATTTATGCGAACATTGGTCGTAACGACACAGGTGCTTTCGACCCGTCAGGTCGATACAGATTCGACCCTGCAAAGGCAATACACGTCGTAGGTGTGCAAAATGCTGACCAATTAGACGCAGTCAGTGTAGGTTACTACGATGCAATCATTGACGAAAATGATAGGGCATTCGTGACCGTTATCAAGAGAGATTTTGGACGTTCAGTCTTTGTTAATTCATTCGACGCATCTATGCCGTTTGAAGACCAATACACAGCCGCCAATGGGTTGGGTATAACGAAGGCACTCTTCATACCAAAGAATACGACGGTGCGTCCTGACTACAAGCACATCACGACTACGACAAACGGACAGGGTCAAGTCCACATGATTATCGCATTCACATTGAGTGGAGCCGATACCGACAGAGGTGTAGGTGGTTTGTATCGAGATGGAACCACAGAGGCCACGATAGCACCGCTACAATGGGCTACAACACCTGCGGGTGACGCTACTGCCTCTCCACCATCGGCTAAGAGCGACGGTGAGGGTGGGTATGAGAATCCTACACCCGCAGACCCGTCATTCGATTGGCCTTCGGGTGGCACATTCTTGACACCACTGACAGGTGAGATAACTCACTTCATGGAGGTGTGGATGCCAACATTTGAGTTTGACATATCGGCTTCGGCTGACGACGTCATTCGGTCAATCAACATCCGATGGCTGTCAGTCCCATCTATGAATTATGACTCGACAAACGGGTGGCATCCTGTCGGCTCGGCACAGAGTATGAACGGACACGAGGACTTCACCCACACCAACCCACAGTTACGCTATCAACGCTTTTGGGGATTCGACGCAGGCGAACTCGATTTGAAATGGGCGACAAACGAATTGTCTTGGATGAACACGTTCCATCGTGGCTCTCAATTGTATTATCCGTATCTCGGAGGTTCGTTCACGACCGTCGGTGAGGGTGACACGGATGGAGACGGAATCGCAGGTTGGCCTATCTAATCCGATAACTGCGAGCCATTTTTCCTGTCAAGTATAAATACTCTCGACAAAACCTTTGTCCGACACCTATATATAGGAGTGACCCCTACGGTTAATCATGCAAGAAGGACAACACCCCGAAATGCCAAGCCTGCTAACACCTGCCCGATGGAACGATGAGACTACTCACGTCCGTTTCCACGATGATTCAATGGACACTTCAAGAGGTGTCCGTGACGCTAACGAATGGGTAGGTGGTCGTGGAGACAACCCATACGAATGTGCATGGGGAGAATACCTGAAAGGCAAGACCCTTGAAGGAACTGTCAATCACAACCACCGCTTCACCCTTGCTGAACCTATCACTTGGGACTCACTACCAAAGAAGATGCGAGACAAGGCTGAAAAGGACGCACAGGCAATGAGAGACCGAAGTTATGGCCTCAAAGGTGGCAAGCCATTCGACTTGAAGGCTGTCTATATCTTTTGGACTTACAACAACCGTTGGAACTCCTGTCGAATCGCTGACAGATACAAGATGAACGCTTGAAATAGGTGGGTGTCCCCTTTAGGGGCATGGCGGTAGTCCGTATCAACATCCCCTCAAAGGCAAACCTGCCCGACAAGTGGGATGAGATACGACCCCATTTTCCTCACCCATCTCCACGCATTTACCAAGACGATGCACTCTCGGTAGCGTATTGGGCGTTGGATAACGACGACTTCGACAACATAGTCATCCAAGCACCTACGGGGATTGGCAAGTCGCCTATCGCCATGACCATACAGAATAAGTTTCAATCAGCATACCTACTGACGCCTTCGCTCGGTCTGACGGAGCAATACAAGCGTGACTACGCACACCGCCTCAAGGAGGTCAGAGGACGTTCTAACTTCGACTGTTGGGTCAGGTCAGGCACGGCTAAGGGTGCTCCTTGTTGGACGAAGACAGGAGGCTCATGCAAGCACAGCAAGCGTGAGGAGGATGGCGGAGAGCCATGTCCCTACTACGAGCAGAGATTTGAAGCGGAGGACGCAAGACTGACGCTATCCAACCCTGCCTACCTGTTCCGTGCTGTTCGTGGATTCACGAACTTCGACCAACGTGAGTTTGCCATCATCGACGAGGCACACGACATGGAGGGATTCATTCACGACCTGTTGGAGGTGCGACTCTCGGCTAAAGAATGGGAGACTGTATTCGGCAAGGGTCGATTCCCAAACCACCTGACACCAAAGGATTGGCGAGAGGAACTGCGAGAACGCAAGGGATTGGCTACTGCGGCTTTGGAGAAGGCCGAAGCCGACTTGGGTATGGGAACGACCGAGAAGGAGGTTGAGGCCATCCGAGATGCAGTCTCCAAACTTGAGACAGCGTTGGAGATTCTTCACCGCCCAAGCAATGTTCACGTCTCGTTTGACAAGAATAAATGGGGCGAGTATCTCGTATTGAAGCCGATAAGGGTCAGGGACTATGCGGCCGAGATTCTTGAGAGCGTGTCGAAGAAGCGAATCATGCTCTCCGCTACGATTCTTGACATCGACACATTCCTTCACGGTCTCGGTCTTGAAGACCAAAAGACGCTTTACATCAACATCACCAAGTCTCCATTCCCACAGGAGAACTTCAACGTGCATTATGTCCCCTGTGGCTCGATGTCATGGGCGAAACGCAAGCATACGATTCCTAAGCAAATCAAAGCGTTGGATGCGATTCTAAGGCAATATCCAAACAAGAGGGGGGTTATCCTACCGCATAGCCATGCGATACGACAGGAGGTCGTTCACGGGCTGAAAGAACTTGGTCACGGAGACAGAATCAGAACGCACGACTCCAATGCGAGAGCAAGGGACGAAGTGCTCAATGAGTTTTTCACGAGTGAGCGTGACGACCTTGTCCTAATCTCGACCTATGTCACGCAGGGATTCGATTTCAAAGGCAAGTTAGCCGAGTTTCTGTGCATCCTCAAAGTGCCATACCTGCCGACCAACGACCCTGTTATCGGTGAGCGTATGATGCAAGATGAACTCGCATGGCGCAAGATTCACGAGGACACACCCTCGTGTCCTTATCAGCCTCCATCGAAGTATAGCGGAGAACTGTGCGGAGCAGGGTTCACCTGTCCCGCCCCGTGCCAAAAGTGGTATCAATTGCAGACGGCTCTGTCAATCGTGCAGGGTGCAGGTCGTGTCGTCAGGACACCCGAAGATGTAGGACACCTGTTCATCCTCGATGGAGCGTGGCAACGGTTTGCTCGCAACAGTGCTCATCTCATCCCGTCTTGGTTCCGAGACAACATTCAGGATGCCCCAAGATGGCTCAAGCGACAGTTATAGGGATTATCTTTATATAGGTGATACCCCTACGTCTAAACATGACGGACACAACAACCATCACACTAAGCACAATGAACAGCGAACTTCATTCCAACCAAGAGGTATGGGACGGACTTCACAAGGAACAATCTGACCTATGGGCTACAATCGACTGCGCTACCGAACCATCCTACGAGGCTCTCAAGAATGTCTATGAGCGTCTTGAGGAGATTCCATACATTATCGAGTTTCTATTCTTTTGAGGAGAACCTTAATATAGGTGTGACCTACACGGTGATAACATGACGAACCTACCGCAACCCCGAAGCATTGAACTTGACTTGACCCAAACACCGTTACTTAGAGCGGTCGTTGAAAAAATCGTGCTGTTTAACTTGGACGTTGAACCACATGACAATGCGTTGGCTGTCGCTCAAGGCGTTGGCCCACACGCACCCATCATCAACCCACACTTGGATTGATTCAATAACCCGATAGGGCTTGAACAGGTCATGGGCGACGAGGCTGAACGCTATTCCCGTATAGTCCGTGCTCCTGTGGACGACCCTCTTATCATCACTCCACCGAAGGTTCTCCTCGATGAGGCTGAACGGTTAGGGCAAGACCCACGAAAGCCAAGAACGGCTATCGCAAGATGGGTAGCCTCCACTTGGGCGGAGTCACGAAAGGAGAGCATACGCAGGGGCATAGACGTTGAAGTGTTGGACGCAAGGGCTGACGAAAAAGAATTGATGGAGCGACCTGCTCATTTTCCATCTGACTTCGGTCTTGGCTTGATACCATTCCCGAATGAGGTTGGTGGATGGGTGGCTGACAAGACTGTCACCACCTGCTACACGAGCCTATCGACTCCTAAGCCATTCGACCCTCACCTACACGGAGACCTGACGGCAAGCACTGTGGGATTCGGTTATCATTACAGTGGCAAGTCCCCATTCCCTGACAAGTATGACATCGTCAATCGTCGTGGAGGTGGCCCTCGTGGAGGTTTCGCTTTTACGACAGGGCCAACCGAAGGTAACTACCCACAGACCATCCTACCGTCCCCTACGTTCAATCTTGGCGTGCTTGGCTTCTCTGATGGGGGATTCAATCCCGAAGGACTACAATACACCAACAGGCCACGCAAGATGCGTCTGACAGGCTTGCGTAACGGGTGGCCTCATAGAGCGTTTTTCGTTAGGTCGAGGCAGGTCATGTTTCGCAATGTCTATGGCCCAATATCCACAGACGAAGCGACACCAAATGCACCGACTGTTGTGTTGAACGGCTCCAAGCCGTTGCGTGGAGTTTTGGGTATTTCAGGAACTCACCAATTGAACGCACCCCGTCAGTTATCGGTCTCAATATCTTCGGTGGCAGGCAGGCGTGCATCCGTAGCGAAAATCGGGGACACGATTCAGGTTTATGCGACACCAAGACGATGGGCTAACCCACCACTCATCTTCACAGGATTCGTGTCGGACATAGAAGAATCGACGGACTCAATCACATTGACTTGCCTCGATTCACTCGGATTCTTGTCAAACGAGACATTGCTGAACGAGAACATTGTCGTCAAAGGAGATGCCGCTTCGATTATCAAATCGGTTATCGCAGGTTCATCCTACGCCCCACCTATCGGGCGCATTAGCACCGAGAGTCTTGTGACAGTGCCATCAGGATTGAAACTGAAAGGCAAGACGAGACTTGCGGCAGTCCAAACTGTTCTCGGATTCATCAACGTAGCACCAACACCGATGACAATTTACGCTGACGAGCGTGGCTACATTCACCTACGCAAGTTACAGGAGATTAACGACACAGACCTGACTCCACTTGTAGCGGGGCGTATGCCGAGAACAGCGACACCGCAAGACTTCTATCCGACAGCAATCGAGCGACAAAAGGGTGACTTGAGCATCTTCAACGTGGTTGTTGTCAGGAACTCAACCGCAGGTGTGGACTTCACATTCCCACCTGTGGACGACCCTAATTTTCCTCGACGCCCTGTTCACCGTGTCGTGAACGAGAAGTCGGTTATCAACAATCAACAAGCCGAGCAGTTTGCTAAACTGATGTTGGCGAATAACGGACGCACAGACGAACTCTATGTGGTCGAGGGCTTGCCTGAACGCTATGACATATACGCAGGCGACGTCATGGACTTCGCATCGAGTGGACTCGCAGGGCGACACCGTGTATTCAGAGTATCGTGGGAGATGACACCGCAGGGAGCGACAATGACGCTCGACGTGGGACGTCAGCCTGCCGACTTGGTATCGACCTTGAGATACGCTTCGGACTTGTCCTTCTAAAGTTTTGTGAGTTATCTTTATATAGGAGTGACCCATACGATAAAACATGACGGAACACCGATTCATGATAGCCTGCTCTCGTTGTGCTTGGAACTTCACAGACCAATACATCAAGAATAACACAGATGCAAACGTAAGACCGATGTATGGCGACCAATGTTCATGCGGTGGCAAGATTGAGCGTTATGACTTTGAACCAACGCCCAAACCCAAAGGATTCTTCGCAAGAATGATTGGGGCTTTTTCCAAAAACGACGCATGAAGGTTTGGAGCGCATATAGTTTTTCAAGTCCTTCACCCTCGATTTTGCGAAAAACCCTTCATCTTTAGTCCCCCTACGGGGGACTACCACTTTCGATTGAAACAGACTTAGGGTCATATAGACACACATATAATTTATTGTGTATGTGTAAATGATAGGTAGTGAAATGGAGTGAATTAACCGAGACGACTATAACGGTGGGTGTGTCGTGGTGGATGGCATGAACCCCGACTTTCAAGTCCATCAATCCACAGAATCATCATCCGACTTCTTGTTTGAAATCGGTGAACGTGACGTCCGTCTGACATTCCTGTCTTCGACAAAAGGACGCATGGAGTTTTCAGCCGAGATTGACGACGAGCCGCAAGGCAAGGTGAACGTCCTGTCACAACACAGCATAGCCCGTATGGCTAAAGCGGTCTGTGATGACAAGGACGAGATTGAAGACTTCAAGCAGACGTTCCTCAAAGCAGGTGTGATACTCCGTGAAGGGACGTATGTCGTGGCTACTGTGGCCGATAAGAAGGAGGCTGAAATCGAAGCCCTGACAGGCGAGACTTCGACCTACGGTGACATCGACGAGAAGACAATCAAATCCTTCTTGGGACAGCGACACCTGCTCGACAAGATTAACGAGATTCTCCACGAGAGCCGTGAGACACCCTTCGTGGGTGACGATGCAAACCTGCTCCTGACGTTCCTTGTATTCCTGTCGTGCAAGACCGACAACCCACTCAATCTTGAGATGATAGGGCAGTCGTCAAGTGGTAAAACCTACATGACCCTGACCGCTCGCAACGGCTTCCCTAAGAGCATGATTATGGTTCTCGCAGGTGCATCAAAAGAGGCACTGAAATACGACTACGACGAGGTGGACGACGACGGCAATTTCATTGTCAATGTGGACGGTCGATGTATCGTAGTCTTGGAGAAGGACGAGTCATTTGCATTCATCAAAAAGATGAAGCCGATTATGAGCGGTGACGATGACGAATTGGTTTGGAAAACTCCAATCAAGAATGAGTTATCGGGTGAAATAGAGACAAGGGACTTCATCATCAGAGGACGACCATCGTTCATCACCCTGACGACTCGCAACCCAAGTGAGCAAGAGCAAATCACACGTCAATTGATTATGACACCCGATACCACAGTCGAGAAGGTGAACTCCGTTGTCAAGAACGCCCTGCTTGCCAAAGCACGACCTGAACAATTCCAAGTCCACCCTGATTTGAAGATGCTACAAGCGGCAATGCTGTCACTCAAGCGATACCGTGTCCGCAACATCTTCGCTCCACTCATGGTCGATTTTTTCCCTGCTCGTAACGCTCAACATCAGCGTGACATAGGCAAGGTGCTGTCGATTATCGACGCAGTTACTTTGTTGCATCAGCAACAACGTGTAGTGCAAAAAGACGCTGACGGCAATGAGTTTTTGCTCTCGTCTGTCGAAGATAATGTCGTCGGCCTTCTTCTCTGTGACCTTGTTTTGAGGGCGAGTCTATCAGGTGTGCCTGACGATTCGTGGACGGTGTATCAGCAAATGAACGCTATGGCAGAGGCCAAGCGACCACTGACCGAAGACAATATCCTACAATGGCTTGGACTACACGCATTCACAATCACGAAGAACGCTCTCAAGGAGAAGCACCTGCCTACCCTTGAGGATGCAGGTCTGATTGAAGTCGCCCGTCGTGGTGGTGGTCGTGGTGGTGGCAAGAAGGCATACAAAATTGTCAAGGCTCGTGAGGGTCTAATGGACGACTACGCTCTCGCACCACTCTTTGTTGAGGCCGCATCCAACAACCTATCCACTCTGACCCAAGAGTTTGAGGATGTGATTTCAAAAGCCGAACCTGCGATTTCAGCATTCGCCCTGAAAGGCGAGGACACGAGCCTACTTCGCTCGATAGGTTGCTCGTCAAAGGACGAAGCACGGATTTGGCGGTCGCTGTTCCTACCGTCATATCTCCGACCATCAGGCAAAGGCAATCTCCTATGGGACATCGTCGGCAAGGAGTCGAAACATCGAAACGCCCTGTTCAAAGGTGACGCTTGGTTCTCCGCTAAACACAGTGCAACAGCCGCTTTGGAGAAGCGTCGAGAAGTCAAGGAGGCAATCAAAACAGCCTCGCAGTCAGCCGAATTGGAGGACGATGACCTTTGGGAGGCCATGATGGAGGCTCAATTGAATCGTCTCGATGAAGAAGGGGTTTGAACTGAATCCTTCATATAGGTGTGGGATGGTGTGGGAATCATGGCAAAAAGTCAAAACCTACCAAAGAGCGTGCAGAGCCGACTACAACCTTTCATCGACAAGGGAATCCAAAATGGGATTTTCCAAGATGCAAAACCTGTGGTTGCACTGTATCGTCGCAAAGCCCAAGAATTGAAAGAAACCGTCACTGAACTCGGTGGAATGAAGAACTCAAACGCACAACGCTTCGTAGCAAACTGTGTATTGACTGACCTTTCAGCAATGCTTCGTCAGAAGTCCTTTGTAGCCCACCTTGACGTATGGTCTGTGGATTCAAGAATGACCCGCACAGGACGTGCAATGGCTAACGTATTCGGTCAAGCAATCATCGAAGATGGCGACTCCGTCATGGATTCAGCCCTGTTCAAAATGTCCCTATGGGACGAAGATGCTTCACTTGCTGACGACCTTGTCGGTGGACTACAATACTCCGCTTCAATCTCATGCAAGAACCTTGACACAGAGATTCTCGACCTGCGACCTTTGTCAGGTATGACAATCTTCACCGAAGAGGAATACGAACACGGAGACCGTTCTGACCTACTTCGTGCTACCTACGACGTGACTCCAATCGCTGAATTGGAGAACGACATTTCACGCAACCGCAATGACTACCGCTTGGTCGAGGCTACTGTGTCCTACGCAGGGGTTCAACAATCCAAGACAGGCAATTCATTCGGTAAAATGCTACTGAAAGACGACTCAACAATGACTCTTGAAGCCATTGAATCGGGCGAGGGCTTGATGCTCAACGCTCTGTGTGACACTGATACTGCTAACCGCTTTGGCAAATACTCCGAAGTCTTGGCACTTGTCACCACTTCAATGTCCGAGCAATACGGCCTATCCGCAACCATTGAGTGTGCTGTCGGCCTTGTTGTCATTGCTCCTCCAAAGGTCGAGACTCCTAAGTCAGGAGACGACGCAGAGGACAACGCATCTGACTACTTCAATACCAATGTCGAAACTATCGACCTCGATGACGAGGACGATGGTGACGAAGGTTCTGACGACTCTGACGAGGCAACCGAAGAGTCCACCGAAGACGAGAAACCTGCCGAATCAAAGGCAGATGATGGCGACGGTTGGACTGACGGTGACGAAGAAGAGTGGGACGACGATTGGGATTGAAGACCTACTCATGGGGACAGACGAGACAGGGTGTTTCGTTTCTTTGACCTGTCATAGCCGTGACCACCTCCGTGTCTCACATCACAAAAATGTCACGGTTGTCTCGGCTGTCCCCGCCTGTTACTCCATGAGGGGCAGGGGGTTAGGGGTTTTCCCCCTCCCCTCTCCTTTCAGCGAATGTTTTATATAGGGGATAGTCCTACGATAAAACATGGCGACCCCAACAGAATGGCAAGACCTGACCCCAAGCGAAATATCTGACATCGAGAGACTCAAGCAAGAGACTTTGACAGCAATCCAAGAGATTGAGTGCAAATTGTCTCCTGAAAATCTGTCTTGTGACGGCCTACGTTCAAGGTCTGAAATCAATAGGCTTTATCGTGCATACACCGAAGTGAAGGACGATGAAATCGAGACCTT